CACGTGGTTCCCCTATTAATAGCATAAATAGTAAGAACTAGCTTACGTCAGACAAATACAAACATTAAAATCAAACAAACAAAAATACATATACGTCTAAATATAAGTAAAAAATTAATTTTCGTTTAAAATAGCAATATTCCGATGCTTCCGTGCAAGGAAATATTACGTCAAAGCAATAGTCGTTTAGGAATTTAACAACGCCCCAAGGAACGACAATGTCCAGGCGTTAAGTTTGGCAATTATAGGCTACCAAAAACCTTTTGATCCATTTCTTCCCAGGTCATAAGATGAGGAATGGCACTAGATGGAAAATCTGCCGAACCTGACCTGTCAACAAACCATTTGTAAATCTTCTTGCGATATTGTTCATACACTTCAGGACCATTTCCAAATAAATTGTTCAGTGAAGCTCTACTCGCTTCATAACAAACAGAAACTTTATCATTATTTACCCACTGCCAATTTAACATATCCAAACAACTTGATAATGGTAATTTATATAAAAATATTCCCGCTCTTTTGGGATGAATAATAAATTCACCTTTCATAAAAGTACTTTGAAATAAAGATCTAGCTTTATAACTTGTACCATCCTTTTCAGCACTTGTGAATTTAATACCCATGGTATCAAGAAAAGATTTTATAGTCTCAAAATTGAATTTATCAATAAATTCATCCGAAACACTCATAATTATGTCATCTCCATAACAGCACATATAAACGTGTTGCTTGAATTTAGCATAACTTTCATTCGTCAAAATCTTCCATGCTACCAACATATACAATTTATTTACCAAGTCATTTATCTCAACTGTTAATCCAAAACCAGATGGAATGCCACAATTTCGAGTAAACATTAAGTTTCGAGCTATTTGAGGGGAAGAACAAATTTCCTCAAAGAGACTAGATCTTACTCTCTTAGACTCCTGATAATCACTCTCATTACCATAAAAGTATTCATACCATTGTTCAATAGCATCAAAAGCACCTTTCATCACAACACGATCTAATGTGTCACCAAA